GATCATTTTGAACGCAACGTTGCTAGTCGCGTTGTAGATGTCCATATATCGCAATTCGCTCTCTACCTGATCAACATACTTCTCCAATTGTTTTGTATCTAATTTACTCATCCTGTCCCCCGACATTTTGTGCTATTATTTAATAACCCTACGATCAGAAGGGTATGTCATCATCGAAATCATCAAACCCGTTATTGTTGTTTTGCTGTTGTGAAGGCGTTGGCTGCTGCCGTGATTGCTGTTCCTGTGGCGCTCCTTGCTGGCCTCCTGATCCGCTACTAGACGCCTCTCTGCTGTCCAACATCTGAAACTGATCGCAAACAATCTCAGTTTTGTAATGTTTTTGCCCGTCGTGCTCCCATTCCCGATTTGTGAGCTTGCCGGTTAAATGGATGCGGCTACCCTTTTTGAGATACTCCACTGCGATCTCTGACGTTTTTCCAAACATCACCACATTGATCCAGTTGGTGCGCTCTACTTTTTCTCCGGTCTGCTTATCGCGGAAATCGTCACCTACCGCCATGCTAAAGCTTGCTACTGATTGCCCGCTTGGCAAAAAACGCTGTTCCGGCGGCTTTCCAAGACGCCCGATGAAGTTACACTGATTTAGATCTTTTCCCATTCTCTCTGTCCTCTGTATGTAATTTCGCGTGATCTGAATGATTCAATATTGCTAAGTTTTCAGGGTGGTTATTTAGTTTATTGCCGTCTATATGGTGCACATGCTCCCCTTTCTTCATCCTTCTGCCGTAGAGCCATTCTGCAATACATACGTGTAATGCCTTGCCAGCGAGATCGCCATTAGAGCTTGATCTCGAAAAAACCAAATACCCATGTTTGTTTAAAGTTATTCCTGAGATATATCCGCTGTTTTTCTTTCCACTTAAAGCTCTGAGCTTGTCTTTAGCCGCCTCGCTAAGCTTTCTCGATGTCGCGCTATTCCTGAGCTTTTCTCTCACGCAAGCTCTAGAATGCGAAAGTGTCTTATTTAACGTGGCGCTTCTGGTTTTAACCCCTATCTTGGCCAGCACCCTTAAAACATGAGTAGGGCTAGTTCCGATTGATTCGGCTATTTGTGTGCTGCTCATTAAGTCATCAACATACATAGACCTTACCTTGTCTTTATCTATTGATAATTTAGTTGCCGCACAAGATTTAGAGCAGTATTTCCTGTTTTGCCATTGAGAATTAGACAGTCTCTCTCTTCTGGTAAACTCTTCGCCACATCTTTCGCATGGTTTTGATTGCATGCCTAAGCCTTTTTTGTGTTGGTAACGCTATTATGGCATCGTTTCGCAGCCGCTGCAATGCTGTTTGTTGCTAAATACCGATCACAGCATGTTAATGATTGTTAACTGGGGTTATGCCTTTTTCTCGACGCTGAACTTGAGCGTTGTTAAGTCATATCCTCGCTTCTCTAGTTCTTCCAGAAACGAATCACTCCAGGTCTTATCAATTGGGCTGTATCTCCTTCCAGAAAGAGCATAATCTAGCAACCTAACGTCAGCACAGCTCGCCCCACCCCCACCCCACGCGTAACAAATACCAGGTATCTCGTGAGGAACCTTGCCCCACTGCGCTTTTATCTGGCCAGGTTTAGCTTTTGGCGACCTATACCGCTTACCCATAACAATCTCCTCTTATGCTAGGCCGTAATTACCTGATACCCAAAATAAACCAGCGCTCCAGCGCCAATTACCGCAAAAAAAACAAGCAAGAAAAACAGTTTTTCAACAAATTTCCAGAAATCATCCCCGAACATAAGGAACCTCCGCCACAGCTATTACCCTCCATTTTGCCGCTTCAACAAGGGCATATTCGTTTATTGCGTCGTTAATATGCTCATGGCAGGCCTCAGGCCACGAAGCGCAATGTATCGGCTCGCCAGACTCATCGAGCACAAGATACGCCAATGGAGCAACAGTCGAATCATCGCTCATATCCTTACCCTCTCTTAAGCACCACCCCATCCAGGGTGAGAATGTTTTTAGCTTCGTCGTACTCCAAGCCGCGCGTGCTTTCCGTTGGTTTCGCCTTTTCCTTTTTGACCAGCTTCATCACTTCGTCATAGCCTTTACGAGCCAACGTTGCAGCACTAACCTGCTTCTTCTCTTCCTCTCGACTTATAAGAGTTCGGATCATGTTTATGATTGCTTTTGCCATCCTGCTCTCCTCAGCCTACTGCTCTGTACATGCAAAGTCTTTTATCTTCCCGCAATGGCGACAAACCCTCACGTATCTAATTCCTATAACGATAGTCTCATTAGGGTTGAAACTTGATCGAGTAAGAATATCCCGTTTTTCGTACTCATCCCACTGGTGAAGGTGCCAGTCGCCTGTGATTAAAAATCTAAGTATGCGTATCATCCTAATTTCCTCTTAACACCCTAACCGCTCGAACATGCGCCTATCTAACTCCACACGCTAACTTAACTGTATCCTCACCTACCGCATCTATAAGGGGTTGTAAGAAACTACTATTACAGAATTTAACGCACGGATATTCCCCGCTTCTTTGAACTACACGTATTTTTCCATCCATATATTTAAACGTATAATAGAAGTGTGGCTCTTGAGGTTTCCCCTGGTTATACTCATCAGCAAACTTCTGTACCTTGTAACGTGCCTGGGTTACTGGATCTTTAAGCCAGGCTCTGTAGTGCCCTGCTTCCTTTTCGGTGCGGAAGGCATTGCCCATTTTTACACAGGATATCTGCCAATTAGAAGCGCGATAGTTGTCCCTGGTAACTTTCCCGGTACCATACATACTGAACATGACATCCCCATATCTAGGCCATCTCTCTTCTACCTTCTCAGTCTTCAGCTTCTCGATCTCCTGGCCAAGTGCTGTATGGGCTGCGCCTAGTTCCTCATACTTCTTCTCTAACTCAGTTAGCTTGTTCATCCTTTCCCCCTTTCCGCTTAATGCCAATTCCGTCTAGCTGATCCATGGTGCCAGGGAAGATTTCACTACAACTGCTGTTATGCCTTGCTACTAAATGACGATGAAGATGCTTCTCAATTACATCGGATATATGCAGATCATCGGAATAATCTGTATCACCAAAATCTGCACAAACTTCCCTTAAAGTGGCTTTAATCTCCTCCTTCTCTACTATCCATGCCGCCTTGCTGGCTTCTGGGTCGTCATACCCTAACTCTCTACAGCAAGATCTAAGCATAGATCTATAAGCTCTCTTATGGCCTTCTTCATAAGATTCTTCGTTTTGCTCTTCAGTGCACACGCCAATCTCCTTTTACTTTTTTATGCCATCTTTCCGCTTAGTTGGCACCATGCCGCCTAACGTTCTCTCTACGTACTTCTTGTGCCTCTCTTTATGCTCTGGCTTTATGTAAGCCGTTACAGGCTCAAGACCTTTATCCTTGCGGGCCTGTCGTATCGCCCGCATTATGTCCGCTTTGGATTTAGGCATTAGCCAATATCTTTGCGCTGGATAGACATCAGGTAGTCCTCAGTTTCTTGCATTGTCTGGAATCGCTTACCGTTGATAGTTACAGTCCCATCGCCATTGTTGATTAATTCAACTCCACGATTTTCACATGGCTGCTTTAGATGAAAAATATATGATTCGCTTAGTGATCCCATTTTATTTATCCTTTTTTTTAGCTGGCACCATGCCGCCCGTTATATTTGCTCTAGGCTGCGTGAGAACTTCTCAGCAATTGCGCCCTTCAAAACTAACTCAAACCTACGTGGTTCTTTTTTGAACCAGTTGTTTAATGTTTGAACCGATTCCCCGCTGATCTCTGCGAGTTCGGCAAGGCTTTTCAGCCCCGCCGCTTTTGCCTTTTCACTCGGCTTCATTCGCATCTTCCAGCTTTGCGTTTAGAGCCAGTTCAATTTGTTCTTTCCATTCGTTTGCATCGATACCCCATGTTTCCATGTCAGTTTCGTCTGCGCCTCCTTGCAGCACTTCCTGAAGCTCTTCAATGCTGTTCATGTCGTAGCAAGCTTCAGCAAAAGAACCTGTTTCGATGCTGTTTAGTGTGGTCATTGTCTTTTCTCCTTGATTTGGTCTGGGCCGTTCCCTTACCGTTGAATACAGTTTACTAAAGCATTTTTAGTAAATCAAGGCTTTTTGCTAAATTAATTAAAATAATTTTAGTTAATCACAATCTCCACTTAATGCCGATCAGGCTCGAACGGATTGGCATTCACTGAAAACGGGCGGACGAACTCGAGTTGGTTTCGCTTTATCTGCCGGTCAACATCAGGCTTGTGCTTATGGTACGACCGGACAGACTCCTCTTCGTACATGACTATTTTGCCGTTTTGCTTGTACTTTAACGGTCCAGGGCCTACGTACTTCTGCTTCTTTTCGCACCACTCAGCGTGGTACCGCCTGTGAAGCCTCCGGCTATCTAGGGCGCTCCTGTCTATCCCTGTAATCTCAGCAGCCCTGTCTACAGTCACAAAGCCAACCCACTTTTCAGCCTCTCGCTTCATGTATGCCTCTAGGCTGGCCTTATCAATCCGAACCTTCCTACCTTCGTTACTAAACTCAATCTCACCATCAACCCTAAGTCTGCGCACATACTCCGTACTCTTCCCGATAATTCGTGCCGCCTCTGCCGTGCCTATTGTTTCACTCATTTTCCTTCTCTCCTCGCTATAAAACCCTGAAATTATGGTAATAACCTGCTGCACGCTTCTTAAATGTTGGCGTTGTAGTTATGTGGAGCTTTCCAGCGCCGAATTCGTCACCATCTGGGTCAATCCAGCGCCTTGTATAAAAAACTCGCTCTGGGTATTTGCCGGGCTTGTGTATATCGATGATTTCTAGAACCATTTCGCCGAGGCCTTCAGCAACAAATTCAAAATCTTCCTGCGATACTGGCTCTTGTTTACACCCTGGTATCCAGACATCACGAGAGTAAAAATCACCTGTGCAGTCATAGCCCTCGTGAACACCTGTGTAAAAAGGGAACTCAACCTTTATCTTCTGACCTATATGTAAACCCATCCCTATCTCCTTATCAGCCCTTAATCGGGCCATTGATCACCACTCCAGATTGCTCACGACGATTCAGCCTTTTGTTGCATCCATCACACTGCACCTCTGTATAGACGCCCACAGTCGCTCCTGAAGGGCAGAATCGATAACACCGCCTTCTTGTCGCCGTCTGATGGGAGCAGGCTTTCTGCTGCTCTGCAATCCACTTGCTACGGTCATTAAGCTCCCAACCATCAAACCCCGAAGGGAAATCCAGAGTATTCATGATTTTGATTTCTCTATCCGCCCACAAGCTTGACACTGATCTCCGTATTCCATGCCTGCGTTGTGACATAGCAAGCACGTATTTTCATTGCCGCAGCGGTGCTCCCCTCGATGTAATCCGCCAGCAGGCTCATCACCAAGCTCACACATAGTGCATTTCCCATTTTCTAAGTGATACGCTTGCTTCGCTTCATCAATACTACTTTTCATGTTCATCCTTCGCTCCTCTTAACTTAGGCGCTTCTACGGTCGTATATTTCTAGCCCGTGCTTTTTTGCTTCTGTAAGCATGTTTGCAGTTCCTCTTCCCCCGCTAAATAGCACTACGGCATCAGCGTACTTAGCCATTTCTCGATTCCTTATTGGCCCGGCTGCTTTGCCGTGCTTGTCCCAATCAGCCTTAAACACTTTGCACGGTAATCTCCGACATTTTGCGTACACCTCACCATCGCCATCAATGCCACTAGCACCACCACTGACAACCTCTGTTATATTGATTGAATCAAGATAGTCAACATCATCTGGACTTATATGGTTATTTCTTCCGCCTGCAATAATAGTTTTCATCCTTCTCTCCTTTAGCTCTCTTCTTATGGCTATGTGAATTCCCTTTCCGTCTCCATACGCTTTAAGCATTCATGCATCGCTTCGCCAGCTTTAATCTCATAACCGCACCCAGTAACACCGCCTTTCCATGACCCTGATCTTTCGCCGACCTCACCATCGAAGTCTATATTGATCGACGTTCTAACTTTGCGCGGGAAAGGAAGCCATTGAAACCATCGCCACCGCCATTCTCTTGACTCTAAATAAACTTCTGCTTTTCGGTTTTGAACTTCTCCACTTTTAAGTCGATACACGTACGGGTGAACCTCCACAATTCTCCCATCTTCATACTGCCCATTTTCTACACCGAACTGACTGATTGCAGGAACCCAACCATCCTCTGTTAATACAGTATGGCTAACGTGCTCCCAATCCCAAGGCATATGGAAAGCGTAAGTTTCAAGCCCCCAATGCCACCACATTACCTTGCCATAATAATGGAGCCCGTATTGAGGGCTGTGATTTATATCCTCATATCGCTGTTTCAGAAATGGCAGCTCAACATGGAACGCTATAAAAAACGGGCAAAAACACAGCCTTGGAATTCCTGTAGAGTACGCGTGATCTAGCTGAAGCTCAGGACCGCCACCGAAAGACACATAACCCCATTTAAACTCTATCGAACTCTCGCATACCCTGGTAACGCCTAGCATTCTCATAAACCCATTCAACTCGTAGTTATACCGCTCTCTAAATAATTTCATGATAGTCTCCTGTTTTTATTAGTTGTTCCCAGCCTCTTTGTGCCGGGCTGCGTGTTCATAAGACCCACTTACGAAGCTTATCTCTAGCCTCACGCTGGGCTTTTTTGCCCAGAGCCTCTTCCTTGTATCTCTTTGCGAATTTCTCGACGTCTTCGCGCTTGTAAAAAACACTACGACCTTTACCCTTTACCTCGGGGATCTCGTTGCGGTGGTATTTGCCGGACGATCTCCACTGGCTCAATCTTCCAGGCGGAACTCCAATCAGTGCCGCAGCCTCAGTCGATGTTATTAAATCACTCATACTTCTGTACTCCTCTGTGACTCGCCCACGTAAACGGGATTAGCTTCCCGCCGTCTTCTCTCAACCGGTCAAACGCCCGGTCTCCTAGATATTTCTTGATGCCCTCGACCTCTAGATTCGAGATGATGATTGTTGGCCTGGCCTCCTCGTATCTCTCGTTAATGATGTCGAATATGTAGTTTTCTTCCGTCTCACTGCCGAATTGCACCCCTACTTCGTCGAGTATTAGCAGGCCAGGCTTCGTGTAAAGCTCTATGACGTGACTTTCCGTCTCGGTGGACCCTTTGCCCCACGTCGACTTAATTCGTCTAACAGCGCGCATGATGGTCGTGAATAAAACGGTGGCATGGTGCCGTTTCATTACGGCAAGCGCGATACCTGCGGCCAGATGGGTTTTCCCGGTTCCTGGCTTCCCACAAAATATGGCGCTTCTACCTGATGCCTTTACCTGATCGAATTGATCGACGTAGTTAACGCAGAACTCGAGCGCGTTCTTCTGCTGGGCTGACTCGGCCATGTATGACTCGAGCGTCCTAGTTGAGAAACGTTTAGGAATGCTTGCCTGCTGAAGTCTTGCCTCCCATGCCCGACGCTTACGATCAGCCTCTTCGGCCTTATCACGCTCCTCCTGCTGTTTTGTAGATTCCTTTACGCACTCGGGGCACTGTGACCAAATATTGCCCATGTAGTTTGTGCTCTCGTACTCGCCATGGTCATCACAGATATCCTTCCGCTTTTCCATGTCTTCAGGTTTTTTGAAAGTAGCGTTCATAAGTCTTGTATCCCCTCGCCGTAGTTCATGTTGTCGAATTGGCCAGCATTGCTATCAGCGGCTGGCACAACATCATCAGCCCACCTCTCACCATTCAGCCATCCCTGAGCCTGCTTCCAGAATTTACGATCTGGCCCCCTGGCTTGCACGTACCGCCTTGCGCCAGATATCACCTCCTCTGCGATACCATCCAGTTTTTTGCGCTTCCAAACCTTCTCTGCTTCAGCCCTAGATCGTTTGTCAGCATATACATCCCAAAATTCTTGAAAGCGTGAAGGCGATTTATCGCCGTTATTGTTTTTAGAAGATTTAGTAGAAGTAGAAGATGAAGTAGAAGACTGAAGAGCTATCTTTTCGCCATTGGTCTCGCTATTAGGGTCGTCAATAGGGGTGCCATTAGGCTCGCTACCCTTACCCTTTGACCATCGCTTCAATGCCCCCTGCCTACCAGCTTCTGCCTGCTTATCGCGGTAGTCTTGCTGTTGTTGGCGGGTTTCCTCTAGCCTCTGGTTTCGTCTACGGCCATCGTCACACAAGGGGAATTTATGCTCTAATTCTTGCCACACCTCTAGCACCCCTATAGCAACCCCATTGGCAAGCCTTTTAGGGTCGCTATGCAAAGAACCATTAACCCATTGATGCGATAGAAGCCTGATATATACCCCAACTTCCTGGTCGGTCATCTCTGCCGTATCGGTTAAAAAGTCAGCAGCATAAAACTGAAATGCAGGGGCCTTAGCCATTCTCGAAGCCCTCTTTTTTACTATCCAGCATAACTCCTACAAAATTAGGAGTTTTTGGCACATCCAAATTAACTAAAAACCCTTTTTTCTTCACTGATTTAGAGTATATAGTCCCGAAGTAATAGATTAACTTTGCCTCAATCTCATAAGCCTTAGCTTCTGTCAGGCCGTCAAAAACTATCTTCACTATTTTCTCATCGCGAATTCCTTTACCTTTTATCTCCCTTATATACTTACCATGCCCTTGGTTGCGCTTTAAGTCATAAGCCCTGCCGCCAGAACCCTTTCCAACGTAAAATGGCTGGCCACCATAATTACCTCCACAGCATGCAGGGGCCACAAAAACACTTTTAGTTGGGTCTACGTGGACGTATACATAGAAATTATTATCTTTCGAGCCACCAGAATACAGCGGCGTCCAGTCTTGCATTATTAGCGCAGGCAGGTGAGCTGCATTTGCCCGTAATCGACGGGCGTTATGATTTGGAAGAGCGAGTTGGGTAGATGAGTTATGCTCAAACAATGAATCATTATTATGAGGAATTGGGTTAAGCGAGGAAACAAACTTTTCTCTCTTCTTCAGCTTTTCATATCGCTTTCTTTTAGAAAGCTCTTTCTTAATCAAGCCTGATATAGCTTCAAGATCTTTTGTTTGTATCAGTTCTATATGTTGTTTATTTAGCATATGCATCCTTACGACTCGGATAAAAAAACCGCTTAGAACTGCGAGCTGACACAGGGTGAACACACTACACCCTACCCGCAGACCTAAACGGTCTTTGTGTGTGTTTTTGTTACCAAGCTCGAGTGTCAGTCCTAACTTGGATTACGCTTCTCACAGCGTTGATTTAATTATAGCACCACAATTGCGCTTGTAGTAGTGCAGATACTACAAGTGCCAAATAAAACCCCTCTAGGATTGCGAGGGGCGGTTACTCCAATCATGCAGCCTTCCAGCCCATACTCAACCGATACGCTAATTCATTGAGTGTTTTATTGTTTCATGTATCTCCATTTACAACGAGTGACGTATAGCCCCTGTTATGCACCAAGATTCGCCCTCAATGCTTTGTCATTTTCACGGCTCTTTCTGCAATCGCTGATTTTCTTAAGCATTGCCTTAAGGTCGTTCTCAGAAAAAGTAATAATGCTATCGCCGTCATCATCGGAATCATCGAGAAGAGACTCAGCATTTACAACGATCGTTACAGCATCACCTTCTGAACTCCAGGAATGCATTCCGTGAATTGTTGAGTCTAAAAATTTGTGTGTCATGTTATTTCTCCTGTACATGTATGGCGCATAACCACGCGCTCTAGGTTCGTTCACTCCGTTCACTGGACGGCCTCCGCTGCGCTCCGACCGCCCCTAAGCTAAGTCCGTTATGTGCCAATCATGCCTTTTAGTTGCGTTAATGTTTCCAGCACCTCAAGCATGGTGGCAATCTCTAAATCAGCCTCTTCCTGTGTAAGCTTTCCGTTCTCAATTAAATAAGGGTAAAACTTTTTTCTGCGTTTAACCTCTTTTCTCACACATTTGATTTTTGTATCAATATTCATCAGCAGCAGCCTTTGGTTATTCCGCACTTGTCAGCTGCCCACCCAACAAACCAAGCAAATGCTAACACCCAAAATATAAGTCCTGTAATCGTGAACAACCCTAGAAAAAATCCGTACATAATTAATCTCCTGAGTTAGCACATAACAAGGGCGGTCAAACCGACCTCGTTCCGCGTTGCTCCACTCGTCGGCTTACCGCCGACGTTAGGCGTCTCTTTCGCTTAGAAACGCCTCTACCTCGTCGTTGTCATCGAAAAATACAGTACATCCGGCTGATGTGCCTTTTATGTCTCTCCCATAAACAACAACCACGAATTCCCTCCCGTCTTCTGCGCCCCAATGCAAGCCAGGTTTAACATGCACCGCACCGCCATCTTCGCACTTTCCATTCTCGGCTACATTTTTGTGCTCCCAATGCTTAATATCCATCTCTATCTCCTAGCTTAAGGTGGTTCCGTTCACGCCTAACCATCAAAATTCATCGGACGGTTGTAACGCGGCGTTTCATAGTTGACGGCATCATGCCGCCGTTGATTTTGGCCGTTATGCACCCTTGAGGTATGTCTCAGCATGTTCACGCCAATCAGCCCCATGCTGTTCGTACAGCCCCAGCATCCAGTGGATGACGTGCGCTTGCTCCTCTTCGGACTTCCTTGGTATTTCGTGGCCAAGTTCACGCATACGAACTGCCATTGAGCCGCACCAGAAGTTTGGTCTACCTAAAATAAATCTGGTTTCTTCGTTCAGTTCAAGCGGGTGCATAACAAGTAGCTCGTTTTGACCGCCTGCCTCGGTGGCTGGTTTGTCTTTGTCGGTTTCGGTAGTCATCATCATTCCCCTAATTTATTTGGTTTCAATACGGCGGCAACACAGCACAGCGTTATGCACAATCAGTGCGAAACATTCTTATTGACCTGTATCTAACATCATTTGTCCATGTATCGCATTTATCGCACCCGTAGTGTCCAGAAAACTTCCTTGTCAGCGTCGACTGACATTTATTACAGATAACCTCTAATTTAATGACAGACCCGAAACCTACATCCTCCACGCCTGTCACATCATCGCACACATCAGACACGCTACTCATCACTACCCACCTCCACTAGACTGCTGTCATTGCCAGCATCTGACTCATAGAATCCATCATCATGCCATGCCATTTGAACCCAGCCGCACCACATCAGAACCGCACCGTGGACAGAGTACGGGCCAAATCCGTCTATTGCGTAGATTCGAGCAGGAAGGCCGCCTTTAGTCATGTAGCGTTTGTTCATTTCGATAAGCTTCTTCTCCTTCACCTCGCTATCTCGGACTAGCATCCTTTTGCCTTTGTATTCCACCCAAATATCAAACCGACCATCAAACTCTAATATTTCCATATCCCTGATAGTTGGATCGAATCCAATAAATCCTGTTCCCACATATGTAACTGTATCGCCGATATCCATTTTACTTATCTCCTCTTTTCAACTTATTGTAGCGTAACGGGCGGTGGAGTCAATAACGTTTTTGTTATTGACATAGTGACATATAACCCCTACCATTAACAACAGGAGGACAAAAATGCCAATTAAAAAAAACACTACTCATAGAGATATAGTGCAAAGATTTAAGGTTGATGGCGGGTATACAAAGCTTTCTAAAGTGCTTACAAAGATCAGAAGAAAGAAGGTGTCTAAAGACCGAATCGGCATGTGGGCAAACCCTAACAGAAACAGCATACCGCGCATCTTTCATCGTGATTTAGTTAAAGCTGGAGAAATTATGGGCATTCCTGTGACTTTTGAAGAGATCAGAAACGCGGATATAGGGCCAGAAAAATGAACATCGACCTATCAGCAGCAGTAAAAGCCGCAGACAAAAAACAGACAGAGTATGAGTCACCTATGCCCGTAAATATGCACCGGGTTAGGACTCATAACCACAAGCAGCCTATGACCGATGAGCAGGAAGAGGAACGGTTAGATTACAAAAATAGAAAGGAGACATAGCATGACAAAGCAGGAGCGACTTGAAGCGGCAAACGAATTCATAAAGGTGATAGCTAGTTGCGGGCGAAAATTCTTTGAACATGACGGGTTTGTCTCGACTCTAGAGCTGTCGCCAACAGGACGTGTTTTCTTTATCGACCAGTACACAAAGAAACGGATCTATACACATCTGAAATATGGCAGATGGAAAGGGTTTAGTAACGGTGGAACGCTGAAGATGATGGTTAAGTGTATGCGTGACTTTATCACAAAAGGCGAAACCATGAGAGCTGAATATTTCCAGCCAGAAATGGGCAATGGCTTCAAGAACCCTTGGGGATATGGTGAAGATATTCTTATTGTTCGTGATGCCGCGATAAGACTTGGCCTTGCAGCATAGCTAGGCTGGATTATAACGATAGAGTGAGATCGGTTTAGATAAGGAGATAGAGATGGATAGCGTTGAAATAGAAATAGGCGAAGAGATTGGCAGATTCAAGAGCCACGCTGAATGGGTAAATCATGCTCCATGGGTATACCAGGCTGCATACAACAAGATTGGAAGCAAAGACGTAATCACTCTTGATAGCGCTACTCCGAGACGGGTGATGATAAGAGGGGCGCAGTTTAATCGGGCTGAAATAGAATTAACTTTCCCGGTAATGATATACGCGCTGGAGAAGAGAGAGGAGGAGGAAGATTCAGACTATATTGATCCTCGCCATATTTGCCCGTACTGCGGTCAGGATAGCTGCGATTGCGACATGTTATAACGCCTAACACACCACGATAAGGAGGCGATGATGAGCGATAACAGCGACGTTGTGAGCTTGCAATGCAAGTGCGGATCAGAATTTGAACGGCCAAAAGAATACGTAACTAAGGCAAAAGAATATGCTGAAGAATTCCCAAGTGCAGCTAGATTCTATAAACGGAAAATAACCTTGTGCGACAAATGCAATAAGGCGTGGATGGATGGTGTGCTTGAAAGGTTGCCGGATGTTTTAAAGGCACTATCAAAATAATACTGACTTAAACAGCCCGGCCCCGTCGGTGGATTTGGAACCGGGCTAAACAACTGGGATAAGAATACCACATTAGGCGTGGAGGATAAAGGAGATTAAGCGATGCCGCTACCAGACGAAGAAATAAACAGAGAAATGTTTGTGGTAACTTTTAGCACAAAAAGCATCCACTCGGTATTTGCTACTCATGAGTCAAAGTCTGGAGATTCGATACTGACTGAGTATGGCAGTGTGATGCGTACGAGCACAAAAGAAAGAGCAATTTTCAATAGCTACAAATTTGCCAAGTTAGCGATATTAATGAATGACGGCGATATCAATGATGAGTCAAGGCAGCTTGCTAAAGACTTAGGGTTGAGATTTGTCAAGACGGTGGAAAAGGAGATATAGCGTGACAGACGAACCAATGACCCAAGAAACTGTAAATCAGGCTTTTCAGGAAATCAAAAAGGTCTGGGATGAGAAGGTGGCCGAAAGCGGGAAGAGTGCACAAATGTTTGTGATTACAGACAACACTGGGTTTGCATCTGAATTTATAGCCACGTACCAAAGAGCCAAGGAACACGTTGAATGGAACGGCTTGGTTATGCCTGAACTCATGCCAGGGCTAGAAGTAAAGATATTGGAAGACGAATAAGCATAGGCGATAAGGGGAATAGGATGATACGGATTGAGTACATTTTCACATGCGACATATGCGGAGAGACTGCAAACAACAATCAATATTTCAGGCCTCCGCTGTGGGTGACTTTGACGCCAAAGAATGTAGATAAGCATATCTGCGATGAGTGCTGCCTGAAGATCAAAAGCCTTCACGAGAAGCCAAGTAAGGGAGCGTAGAATGGCAGATAAAACATTAAATTGCAGAGGGTGCGGTAAATACCTAGGCACCATCAGAAACGGGAGTATTAGCAGGCATCTGGTGCCCTTGTGCGATTCGTGCCATGGGGTGCTTATGTCTGCTGCGAGAGATGCCAGCGAGAAGTCAGAGACCGCACGTATTCTGAATACAATGTTTGGTGGCGGGCGGTAATGAGGATTAAACGGAGATGAGCGAAGAACGCAAACCATGCCCTTTTTGCGGGGAGAAAAACACAGAGCTTTTAACGCAAATACGATCAGAACCATTGGATATAACTGTATCTGTTCGGTGTAATACGTGTGGGTCAGCAGGTGCAGAAACTTATATTGAGTTTAATCAAATGCGAAACCCACATCCAGAAGCGATATCTGAAAGGCTTTTAGATGCCGCTGAAACCGCTCTTGATGATTGGGATAATAGGAAATGAGCACAAAGGTAGCGTTAAGGACGCTAGACGATCTGAAGCGCTTTAATCGTGAGGCAAAGCATGCGCTAGACGGGTTTAGCCATGGCGGCAAGCTGTACGTACTGTCTATTGCTGAGGCTCAATCTAAGCGCCGTGTAGCACAGAATTCAATAATGTGGTTGTGGTGGGAGGCTATCGGGAAACAGCGTGGCATGGCGGCAACCGAGGTGCATGCAGAGTACAAAATGCAGATACTACCGCACATCTACGCTACCAATGATAGGTACTCTGAAATACTGGAGTTGTGGCTGGAAGTTGAGCAGGAATTACAGGGGCAATATGAGCTACTGGTGAAGGTGGCCGATAAGATCCTATCTACTGCAATCTTGCTGGTTGGCGATTTTGCCAAGTTTTTGACTGAATCAGAACTAATTACGCCCGACGTCATGCTTCCAAAGCCAGAGGATACGTATTTTCAGGCTGTGCACGGCGCGAAACGTTAAGACAATAGAGGATGAGATGAAAAACTTTTTACTATCAATCGGACTGGCTGCGTTTGCCATATTTGGCGGCTTAGGGGGTTAGGCATATGAGAGAAGATAATATTAGCTATTGGGGTGTTATAAGGCTCCTAATGGACGGCGTTTCTAAATGGCGACGCACTAGAGATATCGCCGGAACTGTAATGATGATTCACGAATCAGGGTATTGGTATTGGGAAAATACTGATTGCGTCACACTGCGCAAAGGTGAGCTAGATAGGCGTTGTTACGAAAAGAATTTTAATGCATTTGAATTTATATTCATCAGCCTTCTTGCGTCAATTAATAGCTGGATGGTCAGAAGATATGGCGCAAACAATGACTAAATACTGGCACACATACAACACCAACAAGGAGCAATAAAATGCCAAAGTTCAGAAAGAAACCTGTAGAAATAGAAGCTATTCAATTCAAGTACACGAAAGAAGGAATCGATGAGCTTCGTGATTTTTGCGGAAAATATCTAGGTCCTGTAACAAAAGAACGGCACATTGGTTCTATTGGCAAGGCCTTAATCCGCACTTTAGAGGACGGGGAAGGCGACATGACAGCAAAGCATGTAGCCACTGAAGGCGATTGGATCATAAAGGGCATCAAGGGGGAATTCTACCCATGCAAGCCTGACATATTCGAAGCAACTTATGAGGCCGTAGAGTAGGGATGACAGCGGGAGATAGATATGGATGAACCAGAACAAACAACCTACTGCCCTATATGCCGTAGAAATGTTCCGGTTGAGGTTTATACAGATGGCGAATACGAATGGACTGTAACTATCCACGACGATATAGAGCACGATGACGATGATTTAGAGGCGCTAGGGATGGGGATTCAATGAGGCGAAAACCAACAAAGAACACCAGAGGGCCTAATGCGGCCGAAAAAGCATACGGCCGGAAGGTTAAGGAGAGGCCTTGTTGTGTTTGTGGCTGTCCGGGCCCGTCGATAGTCCAGCATTGTTTTGGCCCAACGTTCAAGCATAACAAGGTTCTAATAGGGCACTGGTTTATTATTCCACTATGCCCTATATGCGACACGTACGACACTCTCGGGAGCCATAAAGCATTCAGAGAGAAGTTCAAGCCTCAATCTGAACTCTGGCTAGAACAGGTTGAGAAATACGGAGACACGCCGCCGGATGATGTAGTGGCGGCAATTACTGACTGGGGGAGATGAGATATGAAAACAATACTTATTGAAGGTGAAAAAGAAATTAACGTAAAGCGGTTCTATTTGCCTGTAAAGGTTGATGTGGAATGTCCGCACTGCGGAGAGAAGCACGTTCGTGATTTTTCAGTGAACTATTTAAGCTATCCGAAAATAAACAAAAGAAACCATGTTTATGTCTATTGCGAAAGCTGTGATGGGGAATTTGAATTTGATGCAACGCTAAAGGTATCGCTAGAAGTCGACACTACCACTAGGCCATCGTAATAACATCAAGCGGAGAGGATAAATGAGCAAACAAATAGAACAGGCAATGAGCGCTTTGAAAAAGGCGATGCAGGACGATCCAGATTACGCGCGGAGATGGCACTCTGCAATAGTAGCCTGCGTATCAACAGCTATCGAGCATGACCGAATGATGAATGAAGGCGGTATTTTGGATAGGCAAAACGCCAGCATGGACGCAGCAACCAGGGTGATGGAGGCGTGCTTTGACGTAGATACTAGCCAGAATGGAGGCGGCTAGTGGGCAAAGTAACCAAATTCTACCCAAAAGGGGCCGCTAAAGAGATCGATAACGTTCTGGAGCAGGCGATTGGCGAATATGAGGAGGTGGTAGAGGCATGAGGCGACATAAGCACAAATTCAACGCTGTACGGACAGAGAGAGATGGCCTGAACTTCGACAGCAAAAAGGAGGCGAGATATTACGACCAGCTCAAGCTAAGGGTAGCCAGCGGAGAAGTATTATTCTTCCTGCGCCAGGTTCCTTTCGATTTGCCAGGGAAGGTTAAATACCGGTGCGACTTCCAAGAGTTTCACGCTGACGGGACAGTCCACTTCATAGACGTTAAAGGGAAGCAGACAGACGATTTCATCATGAAGAAGAAAATGGTTGAATCGCTATACCCTGTCGAAATAGAGATTGTTTAAAGGTTGCTTATATACCTTGCGTAGGTTGCGGGTATATGAGCCTTTATCGATATTAATGATAAGTTTTTGCCGCTTCTGTAGATGGTGTATAAGCGCTTAGCCTTCTCCCATAACGACAGAGGATTTCCTAACTCCATATGCTCACCGCTATGCACAAATCCAAACCAGCGAGGGGGCACGTCTACCACGATATCATTAGCGACCGTGACACGAAGCTTTTTAACGTTGCTAGGGGCCAGCAGAGTATAGTATGCCTTAGTAGCAATTCTAGGCTGAGCAAAGGTTATGCAGTTAATGTCGCACCTTAAATACGGAGAAGCCATTTCTGCAAACAGATCAGCTACCGCGCCGCCTCTAGAGTGGCCAGTGATCAGAACTGAGTTAGGGTTGATTTTCTCGATACGGTTTATGATCTTGTGAAGCATCTCTGCAAGATCTTTTGTGAATCCTTTATGAAAAAAACCGTCGTCAGTCTTGCTAAATCTGAAGTTCAACAGCCAATCTTTAATATCATTGGACCCAGGGAAGGCTACAACAACACGCTCACCTTCTTCAATCAGATAGCACGCGTCGCCAATACCCTGAAGCTTTGGGTCGAAAATGGTCAAAGAATCGCCAAAAATACGCTTCAACTCTGCCTGCTTCAAGTAGGCATGCTCCGCATATCCCCAGGCGTCCTTAATCTCTGTCGTTGAAAAGTTCATTTATCACCTTTTAGTGTTGACTCCGCCAAAAACAACCGCTAGTATTATCCCTGTAGGTGCCATCCTTCACCTATGTTTTGATTTTCCTTAGTTTCTCTATCATTACCAACATCGCTGACCGCATAGAAACCCCGGATTAACGTCTGGGGTTTTTATTCCCCTAATATCTCTTTCAGTGCTTTCTTCTGCTCAGGAGTGACGGCCTTTTCTTTAAACTCTTTAATAACCGCGTACTCTATGTTTCTTCGGTTAATCTGCTGGCCTCTCAATGTTGCGCGGTGGCTAAAGAACATGAATACCAATGTCCCTAAAAGACTGCAAATCGCGACAATAGCACCGACAGCGTTAGCATTATTAGACAGCCACAACATAAACCCGCCGCTAGTTGTCGCCCCGGAAGCCATCGCAATAGCTTCAGTCTTAGTGATTATCGCTGCGTGAGTTGCTATCGCGTCCTCTGACATGCCGCACCATTATGTGGAGCAAAGCTATGCACAGGTAAACAATCCCCCCTAAAGCCCTGCCGTAATCGTTCAAAAATACCAACAGTGATTCCATACCCGGCTCCCATTAATTGCATAATGGTGATTAATATTATTGTTATATCGTAGTTATTTAGAATCACATTGGTGCCATTAGCCTGGTCAAGCTCAAAAAAGACCATTGCCACAAGCGCAAATAGAAGTAGCCCTACCTGATACCAATATTGCCGATCTCCAGAGCTAATTATCAGCGCTAGTGTTGCAGCGGTTAGAACCATCTCTAGTGCCGTGGTGTACTCATCTGTATATGGGTATATTAAAACATTCCCAATTGCAGCAAAACACAGAATAAAATTAGTGTTATTGCGGGCGATCAAAAACACTAGCGCAAACAACACTGGAAACACCACGAACACTAGAAATTCATTGGTCATTTCTTGTCTTTATTAGCCTTTTTCTTGATTGGCTTACGTTTTTTTGGCTTCCCGTTTGCTGCCATTTTGTTCTCCTTTTATAATACTTTCCCGTGGTTTGGGTGAAAGTCGTACTTTATTTCTGCTGCTTTTCTTGCGCAAATTACCTCAAACTTGTCTTTGCTCATTTTTAAATATATTCGATCACCTTCAACGCTTATTCTGGCCAACCATAGCTTTTTCCTTTTATTCCACGTTACGCCAGATACTCCAGATTTATTGGTATAAGATAAACGTCTGTTTCTACTATTCTCTAATCTAGAAACAGCTCTAATATTTAGCCAAGAATTGTCATGCCTTGTATGGTTTTTATGATCTATGTGCTTTTTTGGCCATTCCCCTGTCATATAAAGAAATGCTAAACGATGAGCTTTATATTTTTCACCTCTAATTGATATCTTAATATATCCGGTGTCTGAGTCTTTGCACCCAGCTATATCCCCGACTTTAACTTGATTTTTGATTACAACTTTCTTCCACGTAAACACTCCAGTATCAGGGTTGTAATGCAAAAGCTCCTTAAGCTGTTCTTGTGTGATCATCTTATTCTCCAATCAAAGAATTCAATCAAAAAGATGGAGCGGAAGCTAGGTGATTGAGTCCTAACGTTCAGCCGCTAAGCCTATCCGCAATTTAATTGTACATCATTTAATAACCAGCCATAATATCCCTGCCAACATCTCCGCGAGGCATGCTGCTATAGTCTTGTGGGTGCAAATCCATAATCCTCACGGCATGTCTACGCATAATATAGGCCTTGAAGATTCCATCAATTAAATCATCTTTCACTTTGACAATTTCTGTTTTCCCGGCACCTTCTTTGTTATTTCCTACAGTTCTTGTGTGATACTGCCTTATTTCCTCAAACACCTCATACAATGGGCTAGCGATTTTAAACCGACCTTCTTTCATCAGGGAAAATATCTGAGTTATCGCTGGCCAAACAGCAAAACCCCCTTCCTCCCAGGTTGCATGCTCTGGAAGCATATTAAATCCGGCCTCTTCATATAGCACCCTGATTTCTTTAGCCTCTCCTTGTGATTGCTGTTTGTGGCTGTAGCCATCATGCGGCCACGCCAGCGGTACGTTATCCATCCAGTTTTTAGTGGTATGCCATATTTCATATGGCTGCTTCTTGCTGCCTTTCCATGCATTGATCAAATAAAATGAATCTGCATCTTTATCCCATAACAACTGAACAATAGATGCTGGATGATTCCAACCAAAATCTGAGCCGCCAATTACAAACCAATGATCCGGGTATTCAAATGGTTCAAATTTAATATCATCTTCATCTATCTCAAATATTAGGCCAGAACCGAGTAGTGGCACTCCTTTACTCCTCATCTTTCTTTGGTATGCTGGATATTGGCCTAATATTTTGCGCTTTGCTTCGTCGTCAAGGTGCGGACATTGATCCCATGTGGCATTCTGTAGGTACATCCCTGCACTCGCATAATCTTGCTCTTCTTCATCACCCTCAAATACTTCTCCCATAAACTTGCAAACAAGCTGCGTTTTTCCGTGCTCCGGGGTAAATGTCAAGATAACTTGGCCACCAGCTTTTGTTCCGTTTTCTCCTTTGTTTCCGCCGGTCAATGTTCTTGTTAAGACCTGCGGGAATATCTCTGAATCTTCTGGTTCTTCATCAATATGCGCGAAATCAACCTCATCCCCCATTAGCGCCTCTTGCCCTTGCTTGTACGACCAGAATTGGCATACGGAAACACCAAAAGTATGCCTTACTCTGACTTCGCGCATCGCTCCGGATGTTCCCGTCATCGACTTGTAATCAACTATTAAATCGGCAGGAATCAAGCCACCTACAAATTTACCGTTTTCCATTCTACCGAACAGCTTGTTCTGCAATAAGTCGCGAGTTTTCTCCCCTGTATAGCCAAGAAGCCAACACAAGGGAGGGTGATCAAATTTAATTCCTGGCCAGTCATCAGGATAATCGCCTGTCAAATGATACGCATCAATAATAAGGCCTGTCCTTGTTTTTCCACACCTGTTGGCAGCCATTAACATACAACTAGAATATTCCTTAGTCGCAGCTATAAACTTCCTCTGCCAATCATAAGCACCGTCATACATCCGCTTAAGCTTATTCCGCTTACTCCTCTTCACCTCCTCATCAAGGATTTTCAGGTATTCTATATTAGCCTGGCGGTTCATGCGGTCCAGGTCCTATGTAAAATGTGAATCGGTATGTTCTTAAGTCTTCATTGCCAGCATCCATAAAGGCGATATCAGAACCATGTAAAGCGGTTATAACAGGAGTTATCGTACCAGCAATGCTTATGTCGCTGCCATTTTGAGCCCAATCAGTACCATCAAATCGATAGATTCTAAGGATGTCGGCAGTATCTTCAATAAAAGCCACATCTGTTCCGTTTAGAGCTGTAATGTCAGGATCTCCTATAGCTGCTGGAAAACTAAAGCTATTCCCAACTTGCGCCCAGTCTGTGCCGTCAAATCGGTAAGTTCTTAAGGTTGAGGCTAGAGTGTCAATAAACGCAATATCAGTACTGTTTAACGCTGCAAGTTTTGGGTTATTAATCCCTGAAATATTTAAGTCATTCCCGACCTGAGCCCAATCTGTGCCATCGAATCTGTAGGTTCTTAGATCCTCGTTCGCGTCATCGATAAAGGCTACATCAGTGCCGCTTAATGCCGCCAAAGTTGGATCTCCCATGCCGACAATACTCAAAGCATTCCCAACCTGCGCCCAATCCGTGCCATCAAACCGGTAAGTTCTTAGATCTCCAATAGAGTCATCAACAAAAGCGATATCAGTGCCGTTTAATGCAGATAAATTTGCACCGCCACCCCCAATAATATTTAAGTCATTCCCGACCTGAGCCCAGTTAGTGCCGTCGAATCGGTAAGTTCTTAGGTCTGTGTTAGCGTTGTCAATATAAGCGATATCAGTGCTGTTTAGCGCTGCGATATCAAGCGCTATTAGCCCAGGAATATTCAGGTCATTCCCGACCTGTTCGGCTCTAATCCAGTTAACCAGATTGCTACCATTAACTTGTGCTTGGCCAAACCCGCTCGTGATTAAGTTAACATTACCATCAGTATGCTTGTTCTCTATATCAAGATCTGTATCAGAAGCAGAAGCGAACCCTATCACGCCAACTTCGGTATCGCCACTGTCGGTAAATGATATATCTCCAATTTGAGATGATCCTGTACTATCTGAATCCTTGATGATTAATGATGGCGTTGAATTCGAAATAGTAGGATTGTCAGAAAATGACTTATTAGACAAAACCTGAGGATGACTGTTAAAAGTAAATTCATCATTACCTGTGAGTAAAGGTAGATTTACATTCCGGTCGGCAGCCAGTTCACTTACAGTAAAAACATACTGATGGTCTAATGAAGTATCATTTATTTGAGGAAGTGTTAATGTTTTCCCGGTTAACGTCTGAGGATGACTGTTAAAAGTAAACTCATCGTTACCTGTCAGTATGGGTAGATTTACGTTTCTATCTGCCACCAATTCACTGACAGTAAACACGTACTGGTGATCTAATGACGTGTCGTTTATCTGTGGCAACGTTAATGTCTTATTAGACAATACATCAGTCGTGCTCTTTCCTACTAATGTATCAGTCGCGTCCGGGATAGTTATTACCCTATTCGCCGTTTGCGAGCTGGTTACAGTAGTTTTTGTCCCTGCGGTTCCAGCAACATTGAAATCTATCTGAAGCGTAGGGTCCGCCGCGTCATCTATGCTAAAGGCATCGTCCTGAGCATTAATAGTATTCGTATCACCAATGGTTTTATTTGTGAGCGTATCGGTTGTTGTCTTTGTTACCAGCGTGTCGGTAACGTCAGGGATTGTCACAACCCTGTTTGCAGTCTGACTTGTAGTGATAGTTGTTTTGGTGCCTGTCGTACCAGCAACGTTAAAGTCTATTTGAAGCGTCGCATCAGCCGCGTCGTCGATAGTAAACGCATCATCTTGGGCGTTGATAGTATTAGAATCGCCGATAGTTTTATTTGTGAGCGTGTCTGTTGTGGCCTTTCCAACAAGCGTATCTGTCGCGTCTGGCAAAGTCAGCGTTCTATCTACCGTTTGACTTGATGAGACTGTAGTCTTTGTCCCCGTTGAGCCAGCCACGTCAAAATCAATCTGCAATGTGGCATCGGCGGCGTCGTCAATTGTGAATGCGTCATCCTGGGCGTTTATGGTGTTAGTATCACCGAGAGTCTTATTGCTCAATGTTTCAGTGGTATTTATATTTGACGGCTCAATAGACCCAGAAATACGCTCATCAGTAATAAGCGCCTCCGTAATTGTCGACGTTGATGTGGTTAACGCGATTTGTGAGGACGGCATTTTACCTACAGGGATGGCCGGTGCGACTGGTGTGGCAGACTCAGATCCTGTAACAATCGTATAAACGCCAGTCAGCTTATCGACCACAACTCGGTCAATACGCGGGTTAGATGTTGGTGCCGTGATCAATGTGGTGGTCTGATCCGCAATACTAACAAGCGTTTCGCCAGTCATCACCTTCCCAGCATTAACAACTACGGCCATATTGGCAGGGCTATTCTCTATTGTCTCAAACTGATCCACATAAGCATCAGAGGTTGCCCCGCCTTGAGACTCCACGTCATCGTCACTAATCGGGTCTGAGCCGTCTTCGTTGGTGTGGGTGACCGTCAACTTTCCGCTATACTTAACGTCACCGTCTATAGCGCCATAGGCATTCAACTGGTAAGGATTCTGCTGGGCAACGCTAAGCAATTCATCAGAATATATATCGGCCAATTCCAGGGTTTTATTGTTATAGAAATAAACCCAGCCACTAGCCCTAGGGTTACCTGAAGAGTCTCTGAATACCGGCCTTACGTTCGTAGCATTGTTAGACATATCATTTCTCTTGGATGGTATATACTAAAGTCATGGACTTTCTTCTGCTTGTGCTTCTTGCTCTAGTGCCCGATTTGCTTCTGCCAGAAGGATCGGGATTGACCTCCTTAGGTCGGCTTCTAATGTGCTGCGTCTTGGTGATTGGCCTAAGCGTATCAGCATATTCCTAACTCCCGCAGACTCGTAAGCCCTAGCAGCAAGCCCTACAGTTGATGCTAGCGCTAAAGTTGCTATTGCTCTTACATCACCAACGGCAGCCCCACCTATTACAGCAGTGGTCGCCGGCAGCTGAAGCGCCTGACCAGTTGGAGTGATTACCGCTGCATCGCCTCCACGGGCCGTGGTTTCAAGTAGCCGCTTAAGTCCATTTAGCTCCGCTCTAGCCTCGCCTCTAAAAAAAGTCTGAAAATTATTATCCAGCTTATCCAGTTCAGAAACGAATCGTTGCGGGCTTATTTCGCCTTTTTTTGTAGCATTGTCTATAGCTCTTCGGTACAAAGCCATACGCGCATTCTGCCTGCCTGATGTGTCAAGATTTTGAAAAAGAAGCCTGACTTCAGAAGGTGATGAGCTAAACAGCAGATTATTAACTAACTCGGGCTTCACATCACCTTTATCAAGAACGGTTTTTAACCGTGACTTAGTAAGCTTCCGCGCCTCCCTAGCGTATATCCTATCAGCTGATTTGTACCTATCTAGTCCAGCGCCTCCTGCGCTGCTTCTAACGAAATCATCCAAATCTCTTGTTATACCATCAACAATACCGTCCATAATTGCTTTGTCAGATGATCGCAATTGAGACCTTCCTACAGCATCTACCTGCTCGCTAATGGCTCTAGCATCACTCCTAAGAACCCTTAGTGATTCGAAGTTGCTCCCCTCACGCCATATGCCACCCTCAACTAACGTGCTTCTTAAATTATTTAATTCATCAATAAGCGCTTCATTTGGCAATTTGCCAGGTCTGGACAGACTAACAATCGCTCCATCTATTCTATCTAGCGTATTGACTAACGGCACTGCCCCCCTTTCATTCATATCTGATATAACACGATTTAACCTATTGCCAGCAGCCCGTCTAACCCTATTTGTACTGGATTCTAGGCTAGTAAATATATCTCCTGCCTCAACCCTAGGAACAGCCTCGCTAAGTTGTTCAAGGGCCGTCGCTCTTTGCTCTTGCTGTGCTGAGCGACGGCCTCCAGTGCCAAGCGCTGGGATTCGCTCCGAAAATTGCTGAGACAGCCTGGAAAAAATAGATCTTGGCTGGAATATGTCAGATGTCAACACATCCACCCCTCTAGCCTCGCTAGCCCTAAGCACGTCTTCAATCTCACTCGCCCTTTGAGGAGTTATCTCTGGGGCTTCTCCTGGTCTAACCCTAACACCCAGAGCAGCTAGAACCCCTTCTGGCGCGGTCTCAGCCGCTGAAGCAGCTAAAGGACTCCCTGTCTCTTCAAATATTCTCTCTCCAAAAGTCTTGGACACGCCTTTTTCTTGTATTGATCTTATTGTTTCCGCAGCTTGCTTGACCCCTTGCCCAGAAACTAGCTCGGCCAGCCCGGCCAGCCCGGATATGGGGATATTAACTATATCGATCCCTTCTTGTATTAGGTCGCCAATCTTCCCAAGCTCTTCTTTTCCAGCCTCTGTTTTAGGCTGAGCTGTTAACGCTTCCCTCGTTGCCTCTATTGTTTTCGTTGCTTCTTCAGCGCCGACAAATGGTGCAGTTGCAGCCCCGGCAAGCCCAGCTACTGGCTCAGCTACAGCACCCGTTGCTAGCGCTGTTCCTGTCTCTACAGTCTCTTGGGGTATCGCCCCAAATACAGGCCCTCTTGCTACGCGCTGCACCGCTGGAGTTTGAAGGAATTGGCCAAATTGCTCAATGATGCCAGGCTCTCCACCGTCACCTGTTGCGGGTTGGGCCTCTGGTGCCTGCGGAGCAATGGCTGGCGTGGGCTGGGCAGGGGTAGGTTGCTGCATGAATTGTTGCTTATTCTGAGAAACAAACTCCATCACCTGCGCCTGAGTAGTTCCCTCTGGCACTTCAAATCGTGCAATCCGTCCGTCTTCAAGCTGGATTTTTGCTATTGGCATTATTCAAACCCCAGGAATTTTATACCGCCCGCCTGCAGCCCGGCACCTGCTGTTGGTGCAGGAGCTGGTGCGGCTTGTGGTGGTGCCGCAGCTGGAGCTTGACGGGCTGCGGGAGGTTTCTTCTCTGGTTCTGGCGCAAGACTAAATTCGAGAGCCTCCCTTATATCGTTAGCTGTATCTGTATCTCCACGCTTCTCAGCTGTTCGTATCCCTCTATTTGCGGACCTTAATGCTATCTTTTTGGCCTGTTCTAGAATCCGTCTGTTTCCTGCAATGGACTTCCCTAATCCAGCCTCAAGCCTTGCCAATCTATCACCCTCCGCCTCAGTAAATGCAGAGCCAAAGGTTGCTTTCAATTGAGACAGTACTGATACGCCAAGGTTGTATGATAGTTCGGCCTCATCGGCAGACTCCATCCCTAGATATTGCTTTGCTTTAATTTGCGCCGCATCAAAGCCACCAGTTTCAACCATATCAAGTAGATCTAGACTTCTTTGAATGACGGCATGTGAATCAGCCGCCTCAATACCTCTATCCATAGAGAGCTGAGCTCTTTCCTCCTCATTCCTGCCTTTCGTTTCCTGAATTTTTTTTAACCCAGCAGCAAGAATATCAGCGGCTCGTTTTTCCTCTGGAGTTTCTGTAGACATCTCGTAACCTGGAGGTATATCAAAAGACGCTAGCTTTGCCTGGCCCGTTGCCGGATCAACTGTTGGAGATGCTAAAACTTTCTCGCCGGTTTCTACATTTTTTATAGTGATTGGCTGGAAGCTTTTTACCCCAGCCTTCTCCCCTGGTCTCGGCGCATAAGCCTTCTTAAGCTGATCAAATCGCTCCTGAGTTAAAGTCGTAGTCTTTATCCCCTCAAACAGTTCTGGGTTTTGCTGAATCACGCTGTCAAGGTGGGCCTGCGCTTGTTCCAACGTTTCCATTTTAGAAGCTTCTTTTAGCGTGCTATCAAAAAGCTCTTTATTTTCACTATAAATCTGACGCATCCTGTCTGATTCTGAGCGCGCCATTTCCTCTTCCGTTTGAGCCGCCTTAAGCTTCGCCTGCTCTCTCTGGGACTTCTGAGCCTCAAGTTGAGCCGCTGCTTGTGGGTCTATACCATAGAGCTGCTCCATGGCTCCAGGTTGCCCCATGTAAGCGCTTTGGATTAGTTTGTTTTTCTCAGCTTCTTGCCGCTGAAGCCCCTGCGCCTCAAGGCCACGACCAATAGCTGCGCCAGCCTTTGCTAAAAATGGAGTATATAGTTGTTGTGGCATTATATTATCTCACTTATACCTGTGCTTATATAGAAGATGATTTTACCCACCACCTGCCAAATAGCCCCCGTACATTTGCGCACCCATCCCAAATACATCGCCCATGAAAGCCTGCTGAGCACCGGCTCCAGCCATTCTCATCTGAGCAGCCTGTTGAGCCGCACTTGTTAGTCCGCCACCTACTTGCGGAATAGCGCCACCTCCTGTCAGGGCCCCCATTGTAAGCTGCCCTGTTCCTGGAAGCTGCCCAGCAACCAGTGTTCCCGTAGGCGCGGACCCAGCTCCTGGGGTCGTGTAAATTGGAGTACCACCCGGGCCCCCTAAATACGGAGAGCCACCAACGATAGGCTGACCTGCTCCAGGCGCACCCATTGTAAGTGCACCACCTCCAGGCACCCCGCCAACTCCAGGCTGACCAGCGTATAACTGTCCCATTCCTGGTAATTGACCGGAAATCATAGGCTGACCCATTCCCATGCTAGCTAATGCGGTCGCTGTTTGAGGTGAGGCCATAGCCCCAAGCATATTCATGTAGTTCTGGTAGTACTGAGATTGAACATCAGAGCCAGCCTTGGCGGCTTCCTCCATCCTCCTTCCAGAATAAGCGGTACCCATTGTGGCGGCTTCTTGCTCAACCTGTTTTTGGCGCTCTTCCAAAGCCGCTTGATACCCAGGCATCTGCTTATAAGCTTCACCAGCCTCGCCAGGGGCTAACCCGAGTTCAACGGCCATCTGTTGCCGCGCTTGCTGCTCAGATGTTACAAAAGGCTGTAAAGCTTGCTGTGCCGCTTCTAGCTGGCCTTTCTGTTGAAGTACTTGAGCCTCATACCTGCGTTGCTCTTCGCCTGTGAGTTGCTGCCAGCGGGATTTCTCTTCTTGAGACAGGAGATCGTAGCGGCGTTTTTCTTCCGTGGTGATTGCTTCCGAAAATCCTACTCCACGGGCATACCTTAACTTCTCTTCTGTGGTGTACGCATCATAACGCTGACGCTCTTCTGCTGTAAGCTCGTCAACTCTCGCAACTTGGTCTGCATAACGAAGTTTTTCTTCCTCTGTCATGCCTTCAATACGAACACGCTCAGCTTCGTATCGTTGCTGCTCTTGAGTTACAGCGGACTCATATCTCGCTTTCTCTTCTGCTGTTAATGATTCGTAATATGCTTGCCTGTCGTCATAGCGCACTTTTTCGAGATCCGTCATGGCCTCATAGCGCTGCTGTTCCAGTGCTTTTAAATCGTTGTAACGCTGTTGTTCTGTCGATGTTAGCGCTTGATATCTGCTGGCCTCCTCTAGACGACCGATCTCCCAGCGACGAGATTCTTCCTCCATTCGCTCTCGCTCGAATTGAAGCTGCGCTGCGGATGCTCGCTCCACAGAGGCTGCGCCCTGAGCTGCAGATTCCTCTGCAGCTGTGATGCCCATGAGATCTTTTGCTAAACCAACACCAGAAATATCTTCTATTATGTCACCGCACATAATTAAACCTATAAGATTCGCCGACTTTTATCATGTCGTGTGATTCAGAAATTTTAGCAATTGCATCAACAGGCAGCCCTGTTGATGTTGATAGTTGAATGTCGTTAGCCCCCTCGTCCTTTGCCAATTGGATATACTTGTTTGCCAAAAGGCTTCCTATCCCTTTTCTACGAAAGTCTGGGTGCACGTAGAAAATACGATCAGCGGCAGCACGGCAATCAGAAAAATACATTTCGCCTATTACAGCCATAAAGATTCCAGCTATTCCATCACCTTCTTCAGCTACTAAAGTGATCTTGCTTGAGTCCAGTATCATTGATTTTGCGAATGATTTTAACTTTTCTGGATTTATATCAAACACGCGATATCTAGACTCGCCATGCATTAGCACTAGCAAACTGTATATCTCGTCAAAATCAGACATTGCTGCTTCTCTAATCATCTAATTTCCCCGCTGCTCTAAGGCTTGCCAACAAGGCGTTAACCTGTGTAATAGCGTTGTTCAAGTCTGTCACCAATGTGTTTACATCTGCTTTAGTCTCGTTGGCCAGAATTATCACAGACGCCAAGTCTGTAGCGTTAGCGCTATCGACAGACACGGTAGAGGCAGCAGCATCAGAGACAGCATCACCTACCTTCGAAATCTCGTATAGAAAATCCTCAAAGTAAGGAGTAGCGCACCCGTTCTTATCAACGATAATTATGTTGCTTTCAAGGCTCATATGCTCACCTCTGGATAAAATCGTGCACCGTAGAATTGAACGTCAACCGGATCAGTCACCTCTAAACGTATGCCAAAATCTTTATTCCTCACCACCCTTCCAAATCTTCTTAATGGAACACGGGTTCTATGATTGCCGTATTTCCCTAATGAGATATTGCTTTTCTTGGTCCAGGTGTTCCCTCCATCCTTGGTGAAGTAGACAATCATCTTAGGATCGGCACTCGGGTCATCTGTCTTGGCAACCTCCATGTCTATCTCGATTAGAGGGATAGTCATATTCTTGTCAGTAGAAATAAACTCAGATACTAGTTTAGTTCTCAGTATTTCGTTATCCTCAGTTCTGTTTGATGGGTCCAGAGTCCATAGTTTACCCTCTATGATATCACCGCAGATAATAGCGTTATCATATTGAACAGCAGAGTTAACCCTCCAGTAGCCGAAGCCTTCAGATTCCCTAGTATGGGTTAAACCTGTATTGACATCGAAGCCCCACGTCCACCCCTCAGAAGGGAAAGTGAGGTAATAGGTAGAATGCACCGGGCCATCAACAAAGAAGCCTACAGCGTCCTCTAGCTGGGTAAAGCCAGGGTAATCAGCGGACCCGTTGCCTTTCACTTTAAGCGTGAAATCCAGATCTGAGATATTCACAAGCTCGGTGCCTTGCATCATTCTCACTGTCCGGTCATCAGCTAGGAATGCAAAATAATCGTTTACATCAGCAAGAGAATCGACTGACAGTATGCCCCACTCTTTTGAGCCGCCATTTACCCGCCTAACTGGGAGGGTGGCGTCCACAATAGACTGCCAGTATTCTGTCGTTTTCCCGCCCAATATAAACAGCGCCGATTTCTTGGCTATAATGGCCTTAACCTCATCCGGGGCCTCTTCAGCTGAGGCAAACGTCAGCGGATTATAAGCAGTCGCATCGGATACGTCAGAGCCGAAAAACTCATTGGTGCCATCTCTAACCAGCCAGTGCCGTTCATTCAAAACCGTAACCGACGAGCTTGGGAAGAAGTCAGGATCAGATATTAAGACTAGGCCTAGGGCAACACTGTACACATAACCCACGCCTGAGCCGTTAAGGATGAGTATCTCAGAATCACCAGGGATGGCATTAGGTACAAGCTTGGCGCGACCTGAACCGTTCACGGCACCGATGTTTGTTACAGCGCCAGCTGAATCAACACGGTAGAACCTGGAGCCTGCCACCAAGTAAATAAACCCATTATTAACCAGCAAATTAGACCTAACAGGGGCCTCCATGCCGGTAGCGAATAGGGTTAGACCTTCCGCTTTTTTAACCGAGGCATACGTCCCGTCTCGGTTAACCTCAGGAATTAGATTCACTAAGCGCCCTCGACTCTTTTTAGAGCCGTAGTCTTTCTCGCGCATCAGCAACGGAAACTCAGCCATAACGCGGCATCCCTATCTTAATTGGGTGGGAGTCCGTGTCGAATGAGAGCATGTCATTTTTGAGGCGCTGAGCTTCTGACATGATCAGCGCAGTTCTTTCAGGCGATGCACCGTATTTGGGTATTAATTTAACCGCCACATTGTAAATAAATGCCTCTTGCGCATACTCAGGTACATCAAGGGTTTCTTCGCCTTGAGTCATGACCTGCATTTTTCGTTCGTATGTGAAGTTGATTACGGGCACTGAGCTAATAGGCGAATTCCAGAAATACATCACGCCATACTTTTCACCGGCGACATCTTGACGGTCGTAATAGGCCTGGATTGGCGTGCCGGTCTGGTCTTTATTAGGCAGAGCAAAGTACTCTTCCCTAGAGGCATTAACTATCTGAATTTCGTAGTCTTCACCCTCTTTACGACGGATATCTGTAACTCTGGAAACAGGAATAAACGTGTCTCTGTAATTTCTTACAAAGGCTCCGCTATTTGTAGCCAGTGGAATGGCATCTTTAACAGTTACGGTAGCCCCGTTGATGAAGGTTACGGTTGTCCAGAACAGGTCGTTATCGTTTTGAACAATACCTATAACATCATTACGCTCTATATCATCAGCGGATGTGACACTGAATGTATAAACACCAGCCGCAGTATCAGCAGTGGTGGTAGTTTCGAAATACTCGTTTGTTACGCGAGTTGTAGACTGGCGGAAATCATACTTCTCTTGGCCAACTTTAAGAAATAAAGATCCTTCTGTTTCAGTCCACAAGTGCATGCCCTGCGACTGCCACTCTTTTAGTAGAAGATTGCCGCTCCTCTTGAAGCGAGCAATCATATCGCCGTCTAGAGATTCCCCATCCGCTGCAATCTGTAAAATATCAAATGCCTCTGCCGCTGCGTCATTTACAGACAGTGCCAGAGTGTAATTGCCGGATGTGGCCATGATGCCTCTCTAAATTATGTCAAAACTAGGTACTGCGTCCGTTGTTAAATCTTCGATCCGAACATCCTTAACCACACGTTGCGGCTTGGGTACTACAGGGAAATCCTGAGGCTGGCGTTGATGCCATGCCTCAGGGATTACGAAATAACCTTCCCAGCGCCTCAGAACCTGGCTCCTCTTTACTTTAAAACCAGTCGTGTCGCATATTGTGTTCGAGTCGTTAGGACTAAAGTAATCAGTCGATTTTGCTCGTCTTCCCATGGCTAGTACTCATTTTGGAATATCACCCATTTAAGCTCAGCAGTATCTGTGTAGCTGTTAACCACTAATCGCGTGGCCGATGAATGCAATTCGCCAAGCTCCTTTAAGTCGGCCGTCTTAGCCGTTAAAGCCTCCATGTTAAACCAGGATATGTTTTCAGGAGTTCCAGCGTTAAGCTGAGGATGAATCTCTTCAAGAGACTCCTGCACCGTGTAATCAATTGTGCCTGTCACATCTACAGCATGCGTAGCGGCTTCATGGGCTCGATAGTTCAAAGGCAGAAGCTTAGTCATTACCTCATCAACCCAACCGATATCAAATGTGCCTACAGTAGCCGCATCAGTTGTGCCTGAGGTCACCGTCAACCAATACTTTGTGGTTTCGATGGTAGTAGCATTAGGCAACACAATATCCTCAGTCTGAGCAAACCCGTCAGGGTCAGTTCCAACCAGAGTTAAAGTCGGGGCATTTCCTGCAGGCTCATTTCCAGCGGTCGTGATAACCAGTCTATGAGCAAGGCTGTCCCCTGAGCCAGTCGCGAGCCATTCGGCATCTGTGCCGAAGGCCCACGCTGTTCCCGTTGGTAGATCGTCCGCTATGCCATTTGCATCGACATTAGCGGGATCTATATCAAAAACAAACGGCTTCATTATGAATCAGCCGCTGGTAGTAGATAGCCAGAGGTGTCAATCACAGAGGCGCTATAGTTCTCAGTAAACGAGAAGTTTGTTCCTGCTGTAGCAACCAGCTCACCTGCGATGTCGCGAGACATAAATCTGTTGTTTGACACGAAACCAGTATTTGCCGTAGTCGTGTCAGCACTGATGGCCACAAAACTGGCTGCTGCCAAGGTTGCATATCGGTTACCATCAATCAGCACATTGGTCAGATCTTTACCTGTCAAGGCCTCAACTAAGTGCAGGGCGTTGGCATTCAGGTGATTTACCACGCAATCCTTAACCACCAAGCGGTCAAGGTCAGCAGCCGTCACGATGAATGAATCAATGGCTGCATCAATTCCAGTGGAGACACAACCTTCGACATGTAGACCGTCAGCGGCGTTATCAGTGGTGCTTGATGCGTTGATATAGTCAACGAAGTTCAAGTCCGCACCTTCTTCTGCAAACTCACAGTTTAGGATGCTAAGATTTGCCGCTGTTACATCAATGGCATTGGTGATATCGGCGAATGATGCTTCTAACACAAGATTCATCAATGTTACATTAGCCGCTGATACGGTTACCGCAGCTGCCGCCGCCGTATCTAGCACAACTTTAGGCCGAAGCGCGCCAGAGCCAATCCCGATAATCGAAACGCCTGCAACATCACACGCGATACCTCCATCGGTTGTAATCGTCTCTTCATGCCCAGGCAGAACAAAGATTACATCGCCACGACTGGCCACACATCGACCAATTGCAAAATCAATTGTTCTGAATGGGCGCTGGAATGTACCGTTACTTGGCGACGTTGAATCAGCACCAGCAATACTTTGATTTTTGTCTAGCAGAACATCTGCATTGCTGACAAAAAACACCTCTCCAGGATTGGTTATAGTCAGGGGCACACCTTTAATGGTGACCCCATCCTTAAAACCGCCTGGGAAATTTGAAATACTCATTGTTTTTCTCCTATGAACCCATGTAGGGCCTTTTCAGGACCGCCATAGTTCGAAAGTGTTAATTACTGGCCGCTGCCCCAGGCACATCGTGGGTCAGTGAAGCCATACGACTTGTAAAACATCCCCTTGCTTCGGAAGTTTTCAGTCCCAAAATCGTTATCCTGACTGAATGTATAATCCATCCGGTTAAAGATCTTGAACCCATCATCAACATCAGTGCGGATAAACCACTCAGACGCTGAAGTGAAGCGATGGTTGACGTGATAGCCATTCGGGAAAATGTCATACACGGGGTTAACAGTCGCTGTATTAGCGGTGTTAGGCTCGTACATTGACCCAAGGATACGCTCGGCAGTCCAACGAAGCTGACGCGGGATGTGCAACGATTTAGCTTTAGCGCTAATTAACAGGCCTGCGCCGTCTCGGAAATCCTCAAGTTCTGTCATTGCATCTTCAATCGCGGCTTGCGATAGAGGAGTAAAGACAGTGAATCGGTTAGAGAACGTGCCGCCCTTGCCCAATACGTGAGCGGTGCTGAACAGGGGCACGCCATCGCCGCCATTAACACTATAAGCGGTATTGATGACATTGGCCGCCAACTGCTCATCGGTATGAACCAAAGAACGCTTCAGCATTGTGCCTGCTTTCTGGATCAGGTCGCGCTTCAGGTTATTCATCTGGGCTTCCATTGTGATAATGGTGCCTAAAGAATAAACAGCGTGGGTGTAAGTAGTCGCGAAATCTTGCTTTTCTGCATCGTAAGAGGTGTTATCACCCTCTGGTTTCAAAGATGCAAGGCCAGTTCCTGACAAGCTTACATCGACCTCATACGCTTTCTGTGACTGAAAAGTATCGAATATTTTGTCATATTCCATCTCTTTCTCAGCGTATTCGATGGTCGCAATCGCGTTGATGCCCTCTTGTAATAGGCGGGCTTCAGAGCCTTGAGTTACTATGCTAGCCATGACTAAATCCCCGTCTGGTTAAGGGCTTCTTGAGAAGCGTTGATTGAAACCACCCAGTCAGCATTTGTGCCAAGCTCATTCTCTGGCGCGTCATGCACTCGGTGTAGCCGCATATTCAGGGTGCTGGTGCTAGCCGCTGAGTCACTATCTAGCTCCATACCAGAGACCCCTGTCACTGCGTTCCCGGAACCAACGACCACATTAATGTTCAAGCCTGCCTCGGTGATCTCGATATCGTTACCTACAGAATCTTCCTGACAGGTATAAAGCACATCTTGACCCCAATACACAAAAGCATCACGCGCTGTTGAAGCTAATCGGTGGTTGGTGGTTAGCGTACCTTCATCAGTAAAATCTGGCAGGAATGAAGCAATAACGCCAATAGAGGCGTCTCCGGCAGCTGATTGAGCTACAACAGGCTTTGTTCCGGTTGCGTCAGCGGTCCCAGTAAGCTTTACTAAGTCACCTACAAAGCAAGCAACTGAATCGCCAGCGGCAAATGTTACGCGGCGTAGTTTCCCGTGAAAATCAGCACCAGACAAGGTGCCGATTGGTGTTAGACCTGCTGGTCTATCTGCATTGGCCATAATAGCCTCCTTTAAGTTAAGTTAATAATGTCGTTTGTCTGCCCATTCTTAGAGCATAACAGCGAACCTTATGCTTAAAGGTGCTATCTGTATTGGCCATACTTAGACCATCTTTGTAAATAATAGCCTTATATTCAGCTGATTACAACATTTTTGACGTTAAGTCCATAGGGTTATAGCGGGATGGGCTTTAATCTGCTTGACATGTAACGTTTATCTGTTACGCTTTTAAGCATGGCAACGTTAATTAAATGCGTAATTTGCGGAAAGAAGAAGTGGTCCAGGGCTGATGCTCTAACGTGCTCAGGTAAATGCAGAACCAAAAAATGCAGGAGGGATAAGAAAAATGGTTTACGAACTTTATGACAACGAACCATACCTAATAAGCTTTAGTGGCGGCCGATCCTCTGGCTATATGCTCCATAATTTGCTTGAAGCAAACAACGGACTACCGGGGCAAGCCTATGTTTTATTTGCCAACACTGGAAAAGAAATGCCGGAAACACTGGACTTTGTAGCAGAGTGCGCAGAGCGGTGGCGCGTCAATATCATCTGGCTAGAACACTGTTATGGCGATGATGGAAAAGTCTCTTTTAGGGTCGTTAACCGCGACACGGCATCGATGAACGGAGAGCCATTCGAGGAGTTGATAGGTAAGAAACATATGCTCCCAAATGTTGTTACTCGCTTTTGCACTGAAGAACTAAAAATTAACCCCATGTTTAGATACATGCGATCAATTGGAATAAAGAAAAAGAACCTAACCGATGTGATCGGCATCAGGTATGACGAGCCGCGACGGGTGGCAAAGATGCGCGCCAGGAACGAAGTAGAAAAATTCGAAACAATCGCGCCTTTGGCTGAAGCAAAAGTTGATAAATACGAAGTTGGCTCTTTTTGGAAAGCTCAGCCATTCGATTTAAAGCTAGACAACAACAACGGTACAACACCTCTAGGCAATTGTGATCTCTGCTTCTTGAAAGGAGAGAAAAAAATAAGCTCAATTATTCGCGATCATCCATATCTGGCTGAATGGTGGTTTCAACAAGAGGACAGGATACAAAAAGGCTGTAGAGACGCTGGCGGGAATATTGAAAATGCCAGTTTTATAAAGCGCATTCCTTACCGAGCTCTGCCTGGCGCAAACATAGACGACCTGCTAAACATAGAGATTGAGTGCCTTGGCTGTACCGATTAATCTAGTCGCCCAACGTTCTGCTGTTCTAAGTGCAGGGTTTATCAGTGGAGAAAGGACAAGAAATGAATGATCTGAATAAAACTATCTATATAAGCACAGAAGTAGGCGTTGGCGGGCATGAGCCGGGAGTAGATGGCGAGGTTACCAATCCTGTGCACAATTACGAGGATGCTAAAAAGCTTGCTGAGCATTTTGAAAAGCATGGAATATCGGCAAAGATAAAGAATACGGGAGACACTGAATGTGAACAGCACCACAACACCTGAAACAAACACCGAGGAAGGCGGTCTGGTTGAGCCGCTTGTTATATGCGCGTTTAGAGAGCTTAGGGAGAAATGGTTTAATGCTAAATTGAAGCGATTTGCCCATGAGCGAGAATGGGAAGAAGAGTGGCAGACTGAATCAAGAGAAGAGGAAAACAGAGGGCTTAAGGTGATATTTGATAAGCAAACCGAGGAGATTATCGCTGGCAATGCTGCGCCAATAGCGCCGACATGCTCCCACGATATGAGCATATAACGCAAAGATAACCCGCCGGACTGAACAAAGTGAACGTGTTAATCGACTTGTTATAAGTCAGTAACTAACCAAGGAGGCCGAGATGAATGGGTTCAGTTGGATTATAATTTTAGCAGCATTGGTATTCGTATTGTTGTATTTAATTGGTACAGATAAGAATGAAAAGATAGCTAAAGTAACTAGTAATTGCAGTCCTACAAGTCTTGTAATTATCGCCAGCAACGGAGACCCTGTGAGAGTTTATGACTGCTCTGAAGCTGGCTTATAACGAACAGCTTGAGGGGCTTGCGGCCACTCAAAACTTAAAGGTAACGACATGAACACTGAAGCTGGACAAAACCAAGGAACGTCGCGGACGCAAGTCCATTCTAAGCAATTGTTAGGTGTTGATTGGTTTGGCTATGAATTACTTAAACCAAGTAAATATCCACCTAATTTTATTCCGCGAGGCGCTACGCCTGTTATTGGCATTGACCAAGGCTCACCAGATGGTGATTGCACTTGCAGAGGGTTTTATAAGGATGGTGTTTTTCATGTTCAGGAGGTTAAGCACAATGATTAGCGGAAAAGAACTTTTGATAGGGATTATTTGCGGAATCGTTGGGATGGTTTTGTCTGGACTTGCTGCTGCATTCATTAGCAATCACCAAGATATCGCGCCGGTTGCAACGCACTTGATGTCTGGCTCATTCGCCACATTGGGCGCACTTGCCGGTGTAGCAATGGCCCGGATAGACACCTAACGCCCCGCATCAGCTGGACGCAACAAGCGCCAGCGCAGTTGCGGATCGGCTGAATGCGATTGTTATACGTGCCTTATGGAGAGGTTAAATGCTAATACGTTGTTGTGGATGCGAAAAGAAAGTTGACGCCAGGCTGACTGATGGAGGTGAAATATACCCTCATAGACCTGATTTAAAGTCACTTCCGTTTTGGAAGTGTGACGCTTGCGGGAATTACGTTGGGTGCCACCATAAAACCAAGAATAGAACGCAGCCGCTTGGGTGCATTCCTACGCCTGAGATTAAGAATGCAAGACAGCATATTCATAAATTGCTAGATCCTATCTGGCAATCTGGGAAAATGAAACGAAAAGAAATTTACAAGATTTTAAGCGATAGATTGGGCTGGAAATATCACACGGCCAACATACGGAGCGTTGAAGAAGCACGTGAGGTTTACCGCATAATTCAAGAGCACGTATAACGCCAGCGATTAGCGGCAACGCTTTTTGTTGTCCGCTAGATTGCATTGTTATACCGCACAACTAAGGAGCTAGAATTGACAAATAAATATAAAACGATTATTGCTGATCCGCCATGGAGGTATGGAAAGTGGGGTGTAGCTACGCCCGAAAGCAGGCCAAACGGCAAGCAATACGATATGCCATACGAAACCATGACCATTTCCGAAATTGCCGCGCTTCCAGTTGCCGCCATGGCTGCGGAGAATTGCGACCTGTACCTGTGGACCACGCAGAAGTATTTGCCGCAAGCGTTTGATGTGCTGAAGGCGTGGGGATTCAGGTATTGCCAGACCCTGACATGGTGCAAGGCACCACGCGGAACCGGCCAGGGTGGCTTGTACTGCCCCACAAATGAATTTTTGATACTTGGGCGCAAGGGCAGGATGCCAACCGGAAAAACGCGCAAGGATTCAACGTGGTGGAAAGTGAAGCGACCGCACAACCAGCATAGCAAGAAGCCAGAGTTCTTCCAGGATATGATAGAGCAACAGAGCGATGGCCCACGGGTTGAGCTGTTTGCCCGCAGACCCCGTGAAGGTTGGGACGTGTGGGGGAATGAGGTTGAATGCACTGCCGAACTACCTGGCGCGGTATAACGGTTGCCATAAGCCGACGCGAAGCCGCAACGCGGCAAGCGGTCGGTTTGATGGCTTGGTTATACGGCACTTTCTCCGGTGCTTAAATTAACTGCAATTAAATGCAGTTTAACGCTTGACATGCTGCAATATATTGCATATAATTATTACCAAGTTAAGGCAAATAACAACGGAGAGAGAGATGGGAAGAATTGTTTTTAAAGCTAAAGTTAAAACAGCTACTTCTGGACGTGAATATATAAGCGTGCCAAAAACGGTTAAAAAAGAACATTTTTTCGGTGAGCATCGATCTAGCAATACCAGTATTTTCGAGGAAATATTAAAGCGTGAATTAACTATCGCGATCGGGAAAACCAAGATGATTTATTTAGATAGCTTGCCTCATAAGGTTAGTATTTCAGGCGATTTTATGAAAACAGTGGTGGTGGAGATATGAAGTACGGAGATGTTAGCGAAAATGATTTCATGCCGCACTGGAACGAGATTCAAAAGCTTGCGTATAAGAATGCCTATGAATGCGTTTCAGGGAATCCTTTCCCGCCAGGTAGCGCTGAGGCGGTAGAGTATAGGCGCTTCTATTCTTCAACTAGGGACGAGATATTAGAGGCTATCGAATCGGGAGAGATTGGAGTGGTTTTTAAATGAGTATTAAAGAAAACCTGAAAGCTAAAGGCTACACCAGAGACGAAATAAAAGCCCGCTGGGGCATCAAGGAACGCCAATACTACAACGTGCTAGCCAATCCTAAACAGATCCACGTCGACGCGGTTAACGGCCTGCCACGGAAAAAGAAGGGTGCCGTATAACGTCGCAATTAACCGGACCGCCGAGAACGAAGCTACGGAGATAAAGACTATGACACAGCAAGCAGAAACCACGCAATCAGAATCAAACGCCGCGTTAGGCGGGTCCGAGTTGAATTGCTTTGTTAGGCACGATGATTGCACTGATGGATGTTGTTTGCATGGTGTTGGATGGGATGAGCCATGTTACGACTGTGAACCTGAGCTTATACCAGAAGCATCACTTTGAGGAGATTAGGAAAATGTTTGAGAATTACATGAATGACACGTTTCAACCATTGCATGGGCAGTTGCTGTATCGCGTTGTTTTATCTGCCGAAGATGGCCGATATACGCTACAAAACGGCTTTAATAGCGAAGCCAGCGCGATCAGGTACGCAAAGAACAAAGATCATGAATACGGCGAAGGTCAACACCTTTACGTCGAATCTTACTAACAACAGGAGAAAAAATATTATGAAACATAAAAAACGTTATGCAGCTTGGGGTCACGATGGTAGTTTCCGTTTTAAATGGCATCGCGATTTATGGGCATGGTGGAACCGCAAACAATACGGCAAGCCTGGTGCCTAAC